TGGGATGAAGAAGGCAGTATAGTAACTTACTTTTCAGATATGGAATGTATTGAGTGCGGATCTATTGCTACAGCACCAATGCCTGGAGTTAACATAGGTTTGGAGGACTAATGTATCGTGAGGGTGATGTAGAAACCGCTTTGCTTCGTATGGGCATTGAGGTCTCACAAAGAAATAACGAACTTGTAGGGCTATGCCCTATGCACCTTGAGCGCACCGGCCGTCAGGATTCAAATCCTTCGTGGTCTATCAATGCTGACACCGGTGTGCACCACTGTTTCTCCTGCGGCTACAAAGGTAACTTGTTTACTCTTGTCGCAGAAGTAAATGAGTTTGAATCTAAGTGGGGACGGCTTGATTTTGAGGCGGCTAAAGAGTGGCTTCGAAGTAACATTGAAGTCAACTTTGAGCTCCTCGCTAAACAGCTTGAGAGCGCTAAAGAGTCTTACTATTACGCACCTTCAGTTATTGAAATGAGCGAAGCTCGCCTTGCAGTGTTTGAAAGCATTCCACCAGAGTGGGCGCTAGAAGCACGCGGTATTACCGCTGATGGGTGTGTCAAGCACGGTGTAAAATGGGACTTACAAAAGAGTTCTTGGATCACTCCTATCCGTAACCCAACTGATAACAAGTTGTGGGGTTGGCAGGAGAAGGGGCAGACAAACCGATACTTTAGAAACCGCCCTACCGGAGTTCAGAAGTCACAGACTTTATTTGGTTTAGACGCCTGGACTAAAGGAACTATGATTGTAGTTGAGTCTCCTTTAGATGTAGTCAGGCTCTCATCATTGGGAATTGAAGGTGGGGTCTCAACGTTTGGTGCTTCTATCAGCGATGTTCAACGGCATCTTATGAGACAAGCTGACAAATTGATTATCGCATTTGATAATGCTAGAATAGATAGTGCGGGGCTAAAAGCTTCTCATGAAATGCTCGCCTACTCTAAGAAGGCAGGTCTTGAGTGCTACTTCTTCAACTACGGGGATAGTGAGTACAAGGACATTGGCGATATGCCAGAGCATGAGGTACGAGAGGGTTTAGTAACCGCTAAACATTCAGTGTTTGGAGAGAGGGCTTTCGCATGATTATAGGATTAACAGGCTACGCACAGTCAGGTAAAGATACGGTCGCTTCTATTTTAGTATCTAAGCACGGGTTTACACGTGTTGCTTTTGCTGATAAGATTCGTGAATTTTTGTATGAGGTAAACCCCATGGTTGGGTGCAGTCCTTCCGGGTACTTAAAAGATCTTGTAGATCTTGTTGGGTGGGATGCCGCTAAGCAAGAGCCGCAGGTACGACGACTACTGCAGGACTTAGGAGTAGGCGCCCGTAAAGTATTTGGGGAAGAGTTCTGGATCGCAGAATCTTTAAAAACAATTGATCTATCTTCTAATGTAGTTATTACAGACGTTAGGTTTACCAATGAGGCTGACAACATAAACCTATGGGGTCAATTTAGTGGCAACCCTGCTCAGATCTGGCGTATTAAACGTACCGGTATTGCTGCTGTAAATAACCATGTGTCAGAGCATGATTTGGACAACTACCCAGTAAATCAAATATTTGCAAACAATGGGTCTATTGAAGACCTTGAGCAGCTAGTTACTACTAGAGTGCAGGGTCTGCTGGTTTAATGTTCACTGGGACGCTCTTACCTTACCAAGTCGAAGCCGTAGAGGCTATGGTGGCACGCAAGAAGATGCTTGTAGCCTACGACCTTGGTTTGGGTAAGACTGTCCTGACAATTGCTGCCCTAGAAGAACTTGACATACAGGAGCCTGGTCTGGTAATATGCTTGTCTAGTTTAAAATATCAATGGGCAGAGCAGATAAGGAAATTTACAGATGGTGGAACTCCTTTGGTCATTGATGGGACGCCCAAACAAAGAGCGCAACAATATGAAGATGCCTTATCGGGGAATTACAGTCACATCATTGTTAACTATGAGCAAGTTGTTAATGACTGGGAGCAAATACGACATCTCCCTACAGGATTCATTGTCTGCGACGAAGCGACCGCTATCAAAAGTTTCCGATCAAAGCGATCTAAATACGTAAAGAAGTTAGAGAGCGGTGTGCGTTTTGCGCTAACCGGCACACCTATTGAGAACGGTAAGCCCGAAGAACTCTATAGCATCATGCAGTTTGTGGATCAAAAAGTTTTAGGTCGCTTTGACCTATTTGATAAAACCTTTATTGTTCGTAACCACTTTGGTGGCGTAGAGCGCTATAGAAACCTACCCACACTTAATAAGTCGCTTAGTACGGCAGCAGTACGTAAACGTCAAACAGATGAGGACGTAGCTCCGTACTTGCCTGATTCAATCTTTGCTGAACCTATTCTTGTACCGTTTGATACTGCAAGTATTAAATTGTACAACAGGATCAAGAATGACCTTTTAAACGACCTAGATGAGGCTGTAGACGCTTTTGGGTCCGCCTTTGATATCTTTGCCCACTACGGACATCAAGACTCTGGGTCAGGCTACAAAGGCGAATTAAAGGGTAAGATTATGGCAAAGCTTACTTCGTTAAGAATGCTGTGTGACCACCCGGAACTTGTTAAAATTTCCGGAAGTCTTTACCAACCAGGATTAGGAAAAGGATCTAAGTACGCCTCAGAGCTATTAGGTGCCGGCCACTTAGACGGTAACTTTAAGACACCAAAACTTAATGTTCTTAAAGAGTACGCAGTAAACTTTTTAGAAGAATCTGATGAAAATAAGCTAGTAATATTTACAAGTTATGTAAAGATGGTAGACCTTATTAAGGGTGCATTAGAGTATCCTTCTGAGACCTACACGGGACAAATGAATGCAAAGGAAAAAGAAGATGCCAAAGTACGATTTCAAACGAACCCTGCGTGTAGGATCCTTATCAGCAGCGATGCTGGTGGTTATGGCGTGGATTTACCTCAAGCTAATTTACTTATTAACTACGATCTTCCGTGGAATGCCGGACTCGCTGTTCAACGTAATGGACGAATCCGAAGAGCCTCCAGCACCTGGAAACGAATCGTAATCCAAGATATTTTAATGGCTGGGTCCATCGAAGAACGACAGCACTCCCTCCTCCAACAGAAGAATGCTATAGCAAATGCTGTAGTAGACGGCGAAGGAATTGATGATAAGGGTGGCGTAGCGTTAAATGTGGGCAGTCTTAAAGCTTTTTTACAGGAGATTTATGTCTAAACTTGACCTTATGCCTAACGCACCTAAGACACCTACCCGCACTATTCGGGTCTCAGAGGAACTCTGGGCTGCCGCAAAAGAGAAGGCAGCTATTGAGGAAAGAACCCTCACAGATGTTCTTATTACCGCCCTACGAGAGTATGTAGGACTGGATTTGCATTCAGCAGAATAACCCTCTATAATAGAAGTATAAGGGGGATAAAGATGCCAATCGTTATTCAAAAAGAAACACCTAAAGAGCCAGATAGCCTGCTCTCTAAGGTTAGAACGTATATACATTTAAGGTCTCGTATTGAAGACCTAACAAAAGAACAGTCTACTATTAAGGCCGAGCTAACTGAGTTAGTTGATTCTGAGGGAACTCCTGATGAAAAAGGCCACCTTTGGATTTCTCTTCCGGAGGAAGTAGAGGGTTACACCTCGCTACAGCGACAACGTAAAGTTTCACAAACTCTTGACGAAGAAGAAGCAACATCAATTCTTGGAGAAAAAGGTTTGTCAGACCGGTGCTATAAGATGGTACCAGTATTAGATGAGTCAGAAGTTATGGCTTGTCTGTACGACGGTTTGCTTTCTGAAGAAGATATTGATAAAATGTTTCCTAAGAAGATTAGTTGGGCTTTCTTAACAAGTAAGGTGTAAAAATGGATGATGCAGTAGACAAGATGTTTAGTTCACTGGATGATTACTATCCAGGTTCTAAAAAGAAACGTCGGCCTGTTGATCCAAAAGCTAAAAAGAAAAAACCAACTGAAGAAGGTTCCTGGGATGCAAATCCTCAGGTAAAAACGCTACCTAACGGAAGTATGGTAGAATTATATAGTGCCGGGTCTTTGTGCCAGGCACTAGAACGACCGTTAGTTACTCTACGACTTTGGGAGCGTAAAGGTTATATACCTCGTGCGCCGTACCGGCTAAAGTCTATTGTTGTAAAAGGTGTAAAGAAGCCAGGTTGGCGGATGTACAGCAGAGCAATAATTGAGTCAACTATCAAAAGCTTTCAATCGCGTGGCCTTATCGGGGTTGCACGTATTGATTGGAATCGACATCCAGATCTCTCCATAGAACTTATGGAGAACTGGACTAAGATTCATACGCAAGAAACAAACTGACCAATGACCAATGATCCACTGACCGAAAGGAACGCCAATGAGCGCTTCACTACGCATCAAGTCCGCACCAAATGTAGATTCTTATACTGCGGATACCACACCCGAAGAGATTCTAGATGAATCTTTATTCGTTCCGGAAGATGAAAACGAGGCTCCAGCTCGTTCATCTGTAATTCAAACCGGATGGAATGCTGCTAAAAAAGCAGTAGCAAAATCAACAAAAACTTTCGCAACTGACTTCAAGTTTGATGAAGATGTTCAGCTTATTAAGTTTATCTCGGAAGATCCTATGACCTTTATGCAACACTGGGTCAACCGTCCTGGTAAGAAATCATTTATCAGTATCGGTGAGGGAGATCCACTAATCGAGGTAGGCAGCAAACCAGATCAGAAGTTTGCCTTTACTGTGTTAAACCTTTCTGATGAAGAACCACAAACTCAACTAATGATCGTTGGGGTCCGCCTATGCGGTCAGTTAGAGAAGCTTGCTTCGAATGCGAAGACAGGCCCTCTTAATCGTCCTGACATGTATTGGGCAGTAAGTAAGTCTGGTCAAGGTACTAAGACTTCTTACTCGTTAGTTCCTGTAAAGGAACGCGACCTCGCTGAAGAATGGGAAATCGATCCCGTTGCAGCATCCGAGCTAGTAAAAACTCTAAAGCCACTTGGGCCTGAAGCTCTCCATACTTCAACCAAGGCAGAGCTTGCAGAGATTGCTCGTGAAATTGCAGCAGGTAACTAACTAACCCATTGGTTAAGGGCCCGGTTTTTGACCTCCTTTCTACGGGCCCTTAACCTCCTCTTAAGGAGATCTATGAACATCGTTACGACCTCAGAACAACTTGCAGAACTTGTTGCTGCCTATGATGCAGTCGACGCATTTACCTTTGACGTGGAAACTGTAGGTGATCACCGAGGTGACCCACGTCAAAATATTGTTGTTTGGATTGCACTTGCTACTTATGATCGTGTAGATGTTATTCCTATGGGGCACCCTAACGGTGACTATAAACATACCGACTATCCGCTGCTACCCTCAGCACAAGATCGTATTGTAAAAGGGTTGGCTCTTCGACCATCTGATTACAGTAAAGATGAGCGTAAGGCTACAAAGATTTTCTCCGAAGCCCCAGAGCAGTTAATGCCCGGAGAAGTATTTAAGGCCTTAAAGCCTTTATTCATGAGTGACAAGACTAAGATCGGTCACAACTTAAAGTTTGATTTACAAAGTGTTACAAAGTATTTAGGGCACTTACCTACTCAACCATACGCATGTACTCTTAACGCTGCGTTCATTCTTAACACACAGAATCACCATAACTTAGGCCTTGATGATTGCCTACAGCGTGAGTTTGGGTACCATATGGTAAAGGGTGTAGGTAAAGAAGTTGAGAAGTACTCTTTCGATGAGGTGGCTACCTATGCTGCTCTAGATGCCGAATGGACTTGGAAACTATGGATCAAGTACTCAGACCAACTAACCACAGATAATCTTCGTGGAGTGTTTAATCTTGAGATGGATGTGCTTGATGTTATCTGTAATATGGAACTTCGTGGCGCAGACATTGATGTAGATGAGTTAACCAAGCTTAAGGCCAATCTAGAACTACAACTAGAGACAACTAAGGCAGAGATCTACCGCTTAGCTGGTAAAGCTTTTAATATTAATAGTATTCCTGAAAAACAGAAGTTGTTATTTACTCCAAAGAAGGAGGGTGGTCGTGGGCTTCGTCCCAAGGTCCTAACTCCTAAGGGCGTCTCCCGTGCGGAAGCTGGCGAATCCTCAGCCATATCAGACTACTCGGTGTCTGAACCTGCACTAAAGGCACTTCAGGGCAAAGATGCCATGGTAGACGCCCTTTTAAATTATTCTGATCTAAATAAGTTGCTTACAACTTATGTGATCCCATACCTAGGTGGGGACATTACTCGTACCACTGCTGGAAAGAGTAAGACTGTGGCTAAGAAGTCTTTACTATTAGATGGACGAATCCACACAGACTTTATCCAGTACGGTGCAGAGACCGGACGATTCTCTAGTCGTAACCCTAATCTGCAAAATGTGCCGGCCCCACATACTGTTAACGGTAAAGCTATCCGTAACCTATTTGTTGCTCCGGAGGGTCACTCACTTGTAGTAGCAGACTACTCTCAGATTGAACCTCGTGTAATTGCGTCATTTAGTAACGACCGCATTATGATGGAGAACTACTTAAACGGCGGGGATATCTATACTACTGTAGGAGATACTATGGGCGTAGATAGAAAAGCCGGTAAGGTTCTAGTTCTATCTTTGGCTTACGGTGTGGGACCTGACAAGATTGCTAGTCAGATTGACTGTACCGTAGCAGAGGCAAGAAACCTACTAGATGACTTCTCTGCTAAGTTCTCTTCAGTCAATAAGTATAAGAAGCTTATTGTGAGTGAAAGCCGTAGACGTGGCCCGATCCCTTACGCCCTTACCTACATGAAGCGACGTCGCTATCTTCCAGGACTACGTTCTTCTGTGGTGTGGGAGAGAGCTAAAGCTGAGCGCCAAGCCTTCAATACCGTTATTCAAGGCTCAGCCGCGGATCTGATAAAATTAGCTATGGTACGAGCTCACACATTGATCCCAGAGGGGTCTAATTTAATCTTAACTATTCACGATGAACTTGTAACCGTTACGCCTGATCATCTTATCGAAGAGACAGAGGCTGCAATTCGTGAAGCAATGGAAGGTATTAATGCTCTTAACATCCCACTACTAGCGGACGTAAAGACAGTAACTAGATGGGGAGACGCTAAATGAGAATCTTTAAACGTAAGGACAAAAAGAGTGTTGTTAGGTTTGAGCCTAAGCACATACCTTTGCCGGTATTGATTCGTCAAGTTCTTTACGACTCAATGTTAATGCCTGTAGAAGGAATTGCTGTTGCTATGGGGCTACCCCCAATCTCAGATGAAGTATCTGAGATGGAAGAGCGAGCCAGTGAAGACCGACTACAAGCATTCTCAGAGTTAATTCCTTTCATAG